CCCAGGCATGCAGTTTACCCTACCAACTGCTCACATGGAAGTCCCTGCTCATGATATCGGCGATATCGTATCATTGAGTACAACTTTCCACGGCCTGCCTTCTACGATTGCAGAAACCGACGAGCTTAGTATTACCTATAAAGGTGCGTAAAAATAGTTCTTGACTTTTATGGTCTATTGAACTATACTATGTAGTAGAAAATCGAAGCAGGGGTGGTTTTTCACCCCTGTTTTGTTTCCGTAAATTAATAATAAAGGATTTAAATATGAGCGACACCCCAATTTCTTTAGCGAGTCTAATGACTCCTAGTAAAACTGTAACAATTGACTTTCCCGGGTATACAGGCATGACTGTTGACCTGTGTTATTTAGCCAGGGAAGAGTTAGTAAAACTTCGCAAGAAATGCGTTACAACTAAATTTAGTAAGAAGACTCGTCAACCAGAAGAAATCCTTGACGAAGATAAGTTCCTCTTAGAATACTGTAAATCAGTTATTAAAGGTTGGTCAGGCTTTAAATATCGTTACCTGGAAGAGCTTCTTTTGGTAGATGTCTCAGCTTTTGACCCCGATGATGAACTCGGATTTACGCAGGAAAATGCTGAACTGCTGATGAAGAACTCAAGTGACTTTGATACTTGGGTAACTGAAACAGTAGGCGATCTGGAAAATTTTACTGGGAACAAGTAGAAGAGATACGCTCCCTACTTGTTAAGTATGTAAAGTCTTCCGGACAAATAGACGTAGATAAATATCTGCGTCTCTGCGAACAATTAGGACAAGAGCCAGACCCTCAAAAGATGCCACTCGACCCTTCAGATTTTCCTGGAGAGGTCCAAGTGGCATTTTTTATATCCGGGCTTCTTGAAGATAGATGGGAAGGAATGTCTGGAACCTATATGGGCAAAGACTGGTCAAACTTAGAATACTTCTTCAACTTATACCAAATAGAAGAACCAAAAACAATACTCTACATTATGAAAATGTATGAAGGTGTTACAGTAAATTACAGACACGAAGAATCAGAACGAAAGCGAAAGGCAGAGGAAAGAAAGTCTGCGGGCGGTGGAAAGAATTTCACCCATAATGTGAAAGGCTAATGGCAAATAATAAAGTCCAAGTTGATATACTTATTGATGATAAAGGTAACTTAAAGAAAGTTGCTCGTGACGCAAACAAGGCCGGAGCAGGTCTTGATAGGGCTTCAAAATCGTCCGATAACTATAGCAAGGGTCAAAAGGGTGTAGCGCAAGCTACCTCCAATAGTACTAAAGCATTTGCAAAGATGCAGGGTGGTATGGGCGGCATGGTTGGTGTTTATGCTGAAATTGCTTCTCGTGTTTTTGCTTTATCAGCAGCTTTTCAGTTTTTAAAATCTGCAAGCGATATCACAAACCTTATAGCAGGTCAAGAAGCTCTCGGAGCCGTATCAGGCGTAGCATATAAGTCTTTAACACAGGGTTTGAAAGACGCAACAGACGGACAGCTTAGCTATGCCGCAGCTTCAAAAGCCGCAGCCATCGGTACAGCAGCAGGACTCAGCCCCGACCAGTTGAATCGACTTGGTAAGGCAGCAAAAAATACTTCCATTGCTTTGGGCAGAGATCTGGGCGATTCCTTTGATCGACTAATCCGAGGTGTTACAAAAGCAGAACCAGAATTGCTTGATGAATTGGGTATCATTCTACGCCTTGAAACTGCAAAGAAGAACTACGCCCTTCAAATTGGTAAAACCGCTACGACCCTAACCCAGTTTGAGCAATCTCAAGCAGTAGCTAACGAAGTACTTAGTCAAGCAGAGCAAAAGTTTGGTGCTTTAGAAGACAGCATGGATCCCGCTGCTGCTTCCTTGAATAGATTCTTAGTTAGTTTTGATTCTTTACTTAATACTATAAAACAAGGTGTTACTGCAGGTCTTCGACCTGTTTTTGATTTTTTATCTGGCAATACTCTAGCCCTTTCAGCCTCACTTTTGCTTCTCGGCAAAAGTGTACTAACCGCAATACTACCAAATTTTAAAGAGATGGGTAAAGGCGCAAAAGCGGCAATGGAAAGTGCTAATATAGGAGTAGCCGAGCATGAAGCCCACTTAGAGAATCTACAAAGAACTATTAAGAAGACACAAACAATGATGACGGGCAGTCGAGAAGCAGCAATCTCTGCAGCCCAAAAAGCCTATGGTAAAACTCCCGCCCCTACAAAACTCAAGGGTGGAGGTGCTATGGACTTTTTAATGGGTTCGTCAGAGACTAAGAAAGCGCAGATGCAGGCGAACAAAGTTTTATCCAATGCAGAAATGGAGCTTAAAAAGAGTCTTGATAAAAGAACCGGAATGTTTAAGCATATGAATGCTCAACAAATAGCAGACATGCGCGCATCTTATACAACAAGAATGGCAATTATTAATAAAGAAGTATCTATACATAAGCAGGCTACTATGTCAATGGCCCAGCAGTTAAAAGTATGGGGAGCACAGGGTAAAGTAACCTTTGCAAGCATGAAAGCAGGTATGATCTCCCTTGGTGCCTCAGCAGCAGCACTTGGTGCAACACTTATGTCATTTTTAGGTTGGATAGGTATTATCGCAATGGTAGGATCTGCTCTTTATGCTGCTTTTGAATATATTTTCCCTATCCCTAAAAAGATACAAGAAGCAACCGAGGCAGCAAAGGGGTTTGCAGACAAAGCGGTGATTCTAAATTCAGAGCTTGAGAAAATGGCCAAGGTTACTAAAAAAGTAAATCTACAGCTGGACGACCTGACTGCACAAAGAGGTGCAATGGCGGGCCAGGCAAACTTTGCGGCGAGAATCGCAGAGTACGAAGATACGGCCAAAGCACTCGGTACAAATAGTAAAGAAGCTACTAAATTGCGTGCTGAGCTTGTAATGACCGCGGCACATTTAGGACGAGCAGTAAGCCCTGAGTTTACAAAGTACGGAAGACTTCTCTTAGATAACGATTTTTTAACTAAAGGTCAGACAGCCTCCTTAATCCTTTTAACAAACAAATATGTAGAATTTGGTGCAGCGGTAAAAAGCCTTCCAGGACAGCTTAATGAAGTCCAAAAGTCTTTGGTAGCTATAACCGGTAAAGCCACTGATATCAACCCCTTAGCGTCTTTAACAGAAAATGTTACAAAAGCTGCTGCTACTTCTAAAACTGCTCTGGCAGGGTTAAAAGATACCTTAGACATGTCTGCAAAAGCCATGGAGAACTTAAAAAATAAGCAAATAGCGCTTAATAAGCTTCCAGCGGAAGTAACTGTGATTGATTACCATAAGGGTACCAATATAAAGAAAGGGGAGACACAAGTAGCTAACCCAGCTCTTGCAGGACAACAGGCCTTGACAGTTGAAATGCAAGAACAAGCCAGCATTCTCGAAGGTTACGAAGCCCTTTATGACAGAGCTATAGCACAAAATAAAATGCTTGTTGATCTTGAAAAGCGTCTATCCGATAATTCAGGAAAAATTAATGCTAATTATGCCGAGGCACTAACACTAAGAGAAAGCTTAGTAACAGCTAAAACTCGTGGTTTAACAATTGATGATAGAATTAAAGACTTAGCTCTTAACGATAACGAGCTACAAGCTAAAAAAGCCGAAGCTCTCAGTGCTCAGATCATTGCTACAGAGACATTGGCTGCCGCAGAGGAAAGCAAAGATAAGACTCTTATAGAAAATGCCAAAGCTGGACTTACTGCAGCAACTTCCAAGAATAAAATTTTAGATGGGCAGATTGCTCGACAAAAGACTTTAACCGAAGAAAGCAGAAAAAATCTCGGTATTGAAAAAGAACTTCTTGAATTAAAGAAAGGGCAGAATGCTCTTGATGTTCATTCGGTAAAACTTGCAAGAGAAAAAGCTTTAAATGCTTCTGGTACAGCGAGCTTTGGGTTTGGACAAGCAGCCGCAGGACGAGGCAATAGCCTCGCAGATTTAGCCAATAAAGAAGCACAGGCCACCTTGGCCTTAGCCGCAGCACGAGAAAAAGCAGGCGAGGCGGGTATCAAAGAAGAAGAAGTAGTGGCAAGAGGTCAGGCCGTAGCATTAGCAGAAGAAGCGCTCAAGACTGCCAAGCAACAACTGGTAATAGAGCAGAATATTGGACAAACTATACTCAATAATGTAAGAGCAGAGAGTGAGCTTTTAAACTTTAAGTCTAATAACTTTGCTTGGAGCAAGAAGCAGCAGAAAGTACAAGAACTAATTATAGAAGCCATGAACAAAGGTATACCAATTACGAAAGAGTTTATTGCTCAAACAAAAGAAGTGGTTGCCGAGAATCAGAAGCTAACTGACCAATATGAGATGCAAGCAACTTTAAGGGGCTCTCTTACCTCTGGAATGGCAAGTTCTATATCTTCACTCATTAAAGGTGAAGAAAGTAGCTTCAAAGACGCTATGTTAATATTAGCTCAAAACGTCTTAGGTTCCTTAGCAGACAAATTATCAGAGCAATTGACAGAAAGCTTATTAGATGGCATATTTGACAGCCCGTCTACTAAAATGGCTACAGCCATTACCACAAGCTCTACTGCGGGTGCCCAAGCTATGACAGCCGGGATAGTCGCAGGAGCCACTCAAGCAGCAGGAATCTTAGGGGCGGGTATTGCTGCTGGTGAATCTTTGCCGGAACTATCTAAGGTAATAACTGAGAACATCCCTGACCCAACAAAACCAGATGCAGGAATTATTGCACCACCAGGCTCAAAAGGCATAGCAGAGGTTTTACCCAGCGCTTTAGATAATTTTAAGGAAAGCATGGTTACACTGTTTGATAAAGATACACCCTTCTTAGAGGGTTTAAAGGGTGTATTCACAAGCGGTGGAGACCTATTTAGTTCAATGTTCTCTGGTCTTGGTAGTATGCTTGGTGGTTTATTCGGCGGTGGGGAGGGTGGAAGTGGGTTCCTATCTTCTGCATTAAAGTTTGGTGCGAGCGTGTTTGGCTTCGGAGGCGCTCCGGGTGCAAGAACTGGCGGCATAATGAGCTCTGCAGGTAAGGTTGCAGGATATGCAACTGGCGGCGTAGCAAGAGGCCCAGGTGCTGGATACCCTGCAGTACTACACGGGACAGAAGCAGTAGTACCTCTTCCAAACGGTAGATCAATACCTGTAGAGATGTCAAACGGAGGACAGCAGCAAAATAATGTAGTTGTAAATGTAAGTACCGATGGTACAGCAAGAACCAGCGACAGTACTGGCCCAGATATGGAAAACTTAGGAGCTGCAATTGCACGAGCAGTACAACAAGAATTACAAGCACAGAAACGATCGGGTGGAATACTTAGCCCATATGGAGTAGCATAATGGCATTAGGATTTGATTTAGGGGCTGGGATATATGCAGTCCCAGATAAACAACTATCTCGCTCTACTACACCGAAAGTAAAGATAGCTACTTTTGGTGATGGCTACGAGCAGAGATTACAGAACGGGATTAATTCTTTAGGCGAAGTATACAGTGTTGCTTTTGTTACTCGAACTAAAGAAGATATTGATGATATTGTATACTTCTTTAATACAAAACGTGGGGTAGTATCTTTCGACTTCACAATTCCAGACTCAAATAGTGGGGGTGGAGAAGCAACAATAAAAGTAGTGTGCGATAACTACTCACAAAAATACGACTATGATGAATTTTATAGTTGCACAGCAAACTTTAGACGAGTATATGAATCATGAGTGATATAATTGCATCAGACGTACAAGGGCACTATGTTGATAGCGCCCTTGTAACCCTTTTTGAGCTTGAGCTTGATGGGGGCACTTACGCACATTTTCATGCGGGTGTAGATGAGCTACTGGACGAAGTACAGTTCGTGTCAATGGACGGAACTGTTATTAATACTTATATCCCCCTGCCTATTATGATTGAAGGCATGGAAATACAAGCGGACGGCGCACAAAGCCGCCCAACAGTAACTATGGCAAATGTTACTACCATATTTAAAGATGCGCTTGATGGGTTAACAAACAAAGATTTAATTGGTAAAAAGTTAGTTCGTAGACAGACTTTCCGAAAGTTTTTAGTTGGTGGAGCAAATGCAAATACTGTAGGAAGTCCTCCAACAGAGTTCCCTATTCGTCAATATCTTGTTGATAGAATATCAGCAGAAAACGCTACAGCAGTATCTTTTGAACTCGCGTCGCCTTTTGATTTAGAGGGCATTCAATTACCTCGTAGGTCAGTAGTTGGAAAATATTGTAGTTGGGCTTACCAAGGATTTAACTCAGTCCCGTCTTATGGCGGATGTACTTGGCCTTTAAATGCGAAAGTACAACTAACAGACTCAACTAATACTTTTGTATTAGATCATTATTTTTATTTTACTGCGGAAGATAATCCGATAACCATTAGCACATATACTTATGATGCTTGGAATAGTGCAACTACTTACACACAAAGCTCACTTATTGACTATGGCGGCTTTTCTTGGCAGAGCTTATTTGCTGGTAACCTAAATAATATACCAGCGGAAGGCTCCGCATGGTGGATTAAACTATTTAGATACTCCGTCTACAATCCAGCTACGCCCTATAGTGCAGGAGATTTTGTACAATATGGAGCTGCTGGAGTAGAGACTGTTTGGAGATGCTTAGTATCTAATACAGGACAAACACCTGAAAACAGATCTCGATATTGGACTCGTGCTGATGTATGTGGCAAAAGCCTCAGTTCTTGCAAAGCAAGATTTCAAGCTAAACCAGCCAGTTTAGATGAAGCAAATAAAGGTCCAGCTTCTTCACGCGATACAGGACATACTATGCCTTTCGGAGCATTCCCAGGGAGCGCAAAGTACCGGTGATAGAATTTTTAGGAGAGATAGAAGAACATTTTAGCAAGTGGTATCCAAAAGAAGGTTGTGGAGTCCTCGGAGTTGTAAAAGGTAAGCTAAAGTGGTTTCCTTGTGATAACGTAGCTCCGGAAGAGGAAGATTTTATTATTGACTCAAGACAATATATTGCAATCTCTCAGAGATGCGATATTGTAGGAATAGTTCATAGTCATCCAGATGCAAGTCCGGAGCCAAGCGAGTTAGATATAAACTACTGTAACACTCTCGGAATCCCTTACTATATC